CTAGGAGACGCTACAGAGACGTACGAGACGAATTGAGCTGTTATAGTAGTACTGGTATTCTCTATACCTGTATCAGCGTTCAGTAGCTTCACAGAGCCTGTTACTGCATTTGGTGGGATAATGAGATAATACGCACTACCGTCAGAGAGTTCAAGATAATGCGTGAATGTATTTGATATATCTACGGCACCTAAACTGAACTTACCAACGAACTGAGTAGGTGGCCTACGATGCAACATACGTACTACATCAGAAGTCATATTAATCTGTTCAGTAACCTGACCAGCTAAACGCTGTCTTACAGGCTGCTGAGATACACCTTGTAACAGTGTACCTAATGAGCCATCTACTCGTCTGCCCATGTTATCCTCCGGGGTATAATGGATTCAAGCTGTACCCGGCAGGATTCACTCTGCTATGCATACGCAAAGAGCCTGCTGAGTGTGTTATGTTTGGTCTACGGTTACGCTGTTCCGCTTCTTTTAATGCAATCCAAGCTTCGTGTGCATCTTCTCTTAGATCACGAATACGATTAGGATCACCATCGAAGTCAGCTTGGAATTTACGTGCGGCATCATATTGAATATAATTAGCTGCTGCATAAGGTAAATCCGCGAAGTCTAACCTTACGAGCATCTCAACTTCAATAGTCTCATCGAACTTGAATGTATTATCGATTGGGTTATATAGTCTATTCCCGCGCGTAGTCAAATACGCGAATGGGTCTTTAGGTCGAACCTCAAGTGCTGTATTAGGAATTAAGATTTCCTGAGTAGCATTGGGTGACAGTTTAAAACTCAGTTCCGTATTGAACCACCAACTCTTAGTTTGTAATTCTGTGCCTGAGTTCTTCAAACGTAATTGTGCGGCTATAACATCAGGGTTAGTTGTAGTAAGTGTGCTCACTGGAGCCTTACCTACTGAACCCCTGATTAAATTAACTGCATCAAGCTCTGTTAAGAACGGCATATACTTTCCTTTAGACAAAAAAAAGGAGGCTCCGAAGAACCTCCTTAAGGATTAAGCTGCTAGTACAACTCCACAGTGCTCAGCCCGGTTAGGCGTTACACCAAATGCTAGGTAAGAGTCAATGAACCACTGAAGCTCAGAGTCCATGTAGTAGACCTTAGAGGTCAATGGGATAGTCTCACCAGCAAGCAATGCTTTAGGTAGCATCACAAGTACCTTAGTCTTAGCTTCAGCAGCAGAGACATCGTAGGCATTAGAGTTACCTGCATTAGACAGGAAGTGCCCTGAGATAGCCGCTGAAGGGATACGGTTAGTCTTAACGACAGGGATACCGCAAGACTTCATGACTGTACCCTGAGCATAGTCACCGTTCCCAGTAGAGTACTGTGAGTTGATCAGACGATCGTTACGCAATAGCGTGTAGTACTCAGCAGGAGCTAATAGGATAACAGCACCGTCAAGGTCTACATCCTTCTCCTCGATACCTTGGCACACGTCCTCGATAGCCTTCTGTAGCAAATCAGGATCTGACTCATCACCCGCTGCACCCAATGTTACCTGAGTGCCGCCGAACCAGCCCGGAGGTAACGCAGTCTCACCAACGCCCGGATTCTGGTTATCAGGAGCTGCTACGATAAGAGCTGCCTTGATAGCTTGGATGATAAATGCTTCATCGAAGAACTTACCGATAGTCTTACCGTGTTCTTTACCTAGCTCAGAGCGAACTGAGTAGTGTGCTTGGAAGTCGTCAAGTAGGGCTACGTTGTTACGTGCTAGTACAATAGTATCTACTTTAACTTTCACGTTGTCGAATTGTGCTACTGACGCATCAGGACGAACACCCGGTACAACCTTCTGTAGAGTCGCCTCACCTACACGGTCATTAGTTACTACATCTGTGCCACGAATGGACTTAATGTTTACATAAGAGCGCATGAAGGACTTTTTAGCGAATGTACCTTCTACTTGTCCGCCGTACTGTTCAATATGCAACGGATTAACTGTATTAGCGTTACCAGTTGCTGCAAGTTGTTGACCTGAACGAGACAGGCCGGATGAATCGGTTGGATAACCCATAGATCATTCCTCTGTTTTAGTTGTGTTGCTCATGAATTGCATTCTTAGCTACACTATTTCAATTAAGCAGCACTTTGTCTGAGAGTGAACTCTCTACGTTTGTGCAATGCTTCTGCTTCTGGGGAGAATTCCCCACTAGTACGAACCACTTTATCTAGTTGCTCAACATAGTCAGCTCTAGATATAGGCTCAATTCCTTGAGGCTGTGCCACTTGGTCAGCCTGTTGTAAATCTGCGTTCTGGGTAAAACCGGGAGACTGCTTAAACATATTACTTAATTCCTTTGCTGCTAATTCTGCTTGTACACCACCTTCAGCTAACATTTTATTATAGGCTTCTCCACCTTCTTTAGTTAGTCCTGAATTACCTGATGCAATCCAATCTAAGATACCTTGCCACATCTGCTCACCGCCAGCAGCATCGTAGATGGTCTTAGCATCTGATTCTGCCTTAGCATCTAGCTTAGAGTTCTCTGCCTTTACGCCAGCAATCAAACCCTGTGCGGCCAGCTTGCCTACCTTCTCTTCTAAGTAGGCTATATCGATATCAGCCTCATTACCTGACTCAAAGAACTTACCGAATAACTTGTCAGTATCAACTTCATTCTCTTTGAATTCAGTTAAGAGTCCATCAATGAACTCATTACCTGTTGACTCGATAGGTGTATCCGGTACTTCAGGAAGTTGGGTATCAGGTTTAGGTGTCTCCTCTGCTACAGGTTCAGTGACCTCTGGGGATTGCTCCGGGGTTTGTTCTACCTGCGGTTCCACATCACCCTCCGGTACTCCGGACGAGGGTGGTGCTTCTGGCATTGGATTAGTATTAGCTGGAGTAACATTGCTTAAGTCTGTCATCTTATGCTCCGGTTTATTGTGTTTGTTTAATCATTTCAGGCTCAGCCTTCATACGCACTTCATCCTGAACTTCTTGTTCCTGCGATGCAATCTGTGCCTGTTGGTCTGCCTGTTTCTCTTCTTCTGTCTTGAATGCAACATTGATATCAAAGTTATTATTGGTTGCAATGAAGTTAAGGATTCTAGGAATAGATAGCTCAGCTCTGACTTCTGGATCTAAGGAAGCAAGAATACTAGCATCCTGCGCAAAGAGTCTGAATGAGTCCAGATCTCCTGACCTCGATAGAGCACTGAGTCCAGTAGTAATAATAGGCTCAACCTTCTCTCCCTTGATCTTGAAGTCGATCTTCTGTAGAAGTAAACGTGCTATAGGGAGCTGGAATGTTTGGGCAAGTCTAGTATATACACCACCTAAACTCATTTCTAGGTCACGTGCTACGAGACGAATCTCTTCAGCAGTTACCCTCTCAGCGTCCCTGACACCAGCCGCATCCATTAGGAATGCCTTAGATAGTCTACGTTCTTTCTTCTCAATGTACGCTTCGAGTGCAGTTAACTTGTCATGTAACTTCTCGAAGGTGAGCATCTCAACGTCGTCTGCTCTACCACTACACCATTGACCATTAACGGTATTGTTTAACTCATTAACATCAGTTAGGCCAGCAGGATTTACAAGACCTTTCACTTGTGCAATGATACCAACGATCTCTAATGAGCTACGTTCTGCACTGGATAGTGAATGAAAGTCACCTGCGTAATCTTCTACGAGACCCCTGCCCCAGTTCTGACCTCTAACAAGTTTCCATACAAGAGGCACATACGGGCAGTTGTCTGCTGTATATACGCCTTTGGTCGTATCGTCGGTTAGTTGAATGTCTTCAGCGTACTGATGTACATGGTACTTCTTAGTCTGATAATCCCACTTGATCTCAGTGTACAGCTTGATGTCTTTATCCTTGTCGTTGTTAGGATCTTTCATCAACTGCGCTTGTATTGTAGGATCAAAGGCATCAAGCTTCTTAGCATCGCATAGGATGATATGATAAGCAAAGCCCTTAATATCACGCTTAACTACATAGTTCCGCATACTATACGCTTCGATCTCACCATCTTGTGGGAAATGTAATAACGCGTTACCAGTTATGATTAGTAACTGTAACAACATAGTAAACGGCTCTCGTGCCCCAAGACGGTCAAGCTCTTTAACTGATTCTCGTTCAGCGCCTTGAAGTGCAGATTGGATCACCTCCTCAGAAATACCCTGTAGAGCTAGTTCTTCTAGGAACTTATCCGTAGCATCGAGTCTGAAGAAAGACTTGGACGGATTAAACAAACCTATCATGAGTTTGTTGCTCAAATGATTTACTGCCTGAGCACCGAAAGACTGTACGTCATTCTGTAGCTCATCTGATTCATTGTTTCCTGTACGTGGGAAGATCGTAGGCAACGTCCACTCTGCGTACTCTTCTGCACGAGTAACCAATACATCACGTTCACCTGCGAGCTGGTCGTACAGTTGCTCTACTGTCTCTTTCATCGTAATCCACCTAAAGGAATTCTAAGTTGACGTGTGCCTACAGCTTTACCTGAAGTCCTACGCTGTGCTTCTGTTTGAGCAAGGTTAACATCAGGTGCAGGGTCTTCTACATTCGCCTGAGATAGTCCGGGTGTAGGTAAGGGGTCAGGTGCTTTGAAAGGTTTATGTAAAGCCTGACCTACCTTCTCAAGTCTCTGAGATGCACCTAATGTGGCGACATTGAGGATATCGTCCACATCGCCTTTAAGAGCGCCTTTAGTAGTTCTAGCTACGGAACTGGCACCCTCCTTAATTAATTCTACTACTTTACTCATGTATCCATCTCCGTAATGGTAGCTCGTATGTAATCCACCCACGTTC